CAGCTCCCGACTACAGCTCCCGACTACAGCTCCCGCGCTGACTAGCGCTAGGGCCCGGACCGGGCCCCAGGGCGCGCAGGCCGCTCATTTTTCTTAGGGGTGCAGCTTAGTCGCTAGCCGTCGCAGCTCTGACGCGACGGCCGACACTACCGAGATTAGTACGTTCAGCCGTATCGGACTTCCCCGAACAGTGCCAGCTGTACCCAAACGTCGGCGGAGTCGGCATCGAAGTAGCCGTCAGACGCGGCACGCAACACCGCCTTGACCCCAGGGACATCAGCTTGCAGGCGGAGTCGCTTGGCTACCTCATAGGTCAGCGTGCCCAGCAGACTGCCGTCCTCGCGGTCGTGGAACACGATGCTCTCGCCGTTGGCCACGCTCTCCAGAACGCCGTCAGTGCACGCCCAATACCCGCAACGCGCGGTCAGCAGCATGTCCACTAGTTCTCGGTCCGTCAGTTCGATTTGAATCAGCATGTGCTCATCATGAGGCCTGCCATCTCGAACAGTCAACTAGAGAAGTGTGTCGGCTGCAAGATTGCCACTGACAGACTTCAGGTTGGGCCCCAGCACGCCGACGCCGACCAGATTGCGCGCACTTGGCCGACGCAGCGGTGTTGTTTCGCACCGTCAGTGCAGATTCCTTTCAAGCGCAAGATTCGTCGGCCGTATGGTTAGGGCATGACGACGCAAACGACGATGAGTCTGGCCGAGATGACTGAGTGCACTGCACAGGAACTGCGCGCACTGGCGGACACTGCGGAGTGTCGCTTCTATGCGACGGCGCTCAGCCAGATTGCTTGTGCGTCGGAGGCTTATGAGATTGGCGACCGTAAGGTTGCCCACGCTCACATTGAGCGAGCCAAGACCGCGTACAAGCGCTCAATGGAAGTGGAAGCGGACCGCGTCAAGCGCACCGTCCGCGACATAACCGCTCGCAAGAGCGAAGCCGTCTGAACAGAACACCAGCAAAACGGAGCACCACCATGGCACGCAAAGCACACAAGTACCACGTCGCAACCTACAACCACAACAGTATCCACGGCATCCTGAGTGATCTGGCTGGTACCGCGTCAGCATGCACGTACCAAGGCACCAAGACAGCCGACGTGGCTGTATCGGTCATCCACACAGGTTGGGAGACGACTGTCATCTACGGCCGCTGGCTGGTACGCAACGGCCAGGGTGAGACCCGACGCCGCATCTATGCAGGCTTCTGGAAGTAGTTCGCATCGCACACCAAGCAAAGCACGCTGGCGCACACCTAGGAGAATGCACATGACCACGTCCAATATCACGCACTGGGTTTTCGGTAACGGTTCGTCTGGTTGCACGTATGACCACACCGGCACGGCTGATTCCAAAGAGGATGCGATTGAGTCTGCACTGGCGGTGTTCGACAGCATCGATGATGAGGCATTCGACATTGAGGCCGAGCTGGCCAACGCCAGGCGCAATCTGGAGATGCACGGAATCCACTACTTCAGCGGTCCGACCGGCGCTGACTATGTCGAGATTTCGGAGCACGCTGGTCCGAACCCAGAGAACGAGGAAGCTGTGTTCGAGGCTTTCCAGGCCGAGCTAGCGGAGGCAGACCGCAAGGTTCACGTGTGCGACTCGTTCGATGCACCCGTTCAGTTCACTGTGTTCGCGTTCGGCGCGTATGCCAACACGTACGTGTCTGTTGGGCATGAGCCTGGGTTGCGCGGCATTGAGGACTGTCTGGAGTCCGCAGCGGAGAAGTTGTCTCAGGTTGCGCCTGGAATGTTTGTGGAGCCCGACGTTCAGGCAGCCAGGGATGAAATCCTAGGCTCGACAGGCTGCGGTGACGACATGCTGGACGATGACGCAGTCATGGACCACGCCTGCGCTGACTTGACCTACACACAGAGCGGCTACTTGCCCTCGTACGAGTGGGGCCTCGTCTCGGAGAACATGAGCCGTGAGGAGCTACTGGCGTTCGCACGTGGGGAGCGCTGAACATGACCACCATTCGCATACACCGCAAGATGGGGGCCGACGGCCTAGTGGAGGCTGAGGTGGCCAAGGTTCACGCCAGCGGCCGTCAGGAGGTCATCGGGGAGGGCTACGGCCGCACGTTCAAGGCTGCTGTTATGGCCGCAGTGGCTGATGTTCGGGACCGTCCGCGTGACTTAGGGGGATGGGCATGGACCTGAAGGAGTATCAACGGGAGCAGCGTGACCCAGAGACACGCAACCAGCTGGTCTGGCTGGCGCTGGTGTTCGGCGCGCTAGTGGGCCTGGGTTGGGCTTGTGGAGACTCGCAAGAGTCTGCCCCAATCAACCAACCAGCCCGCCTACTGCGGGCGCCAGCAGCGGCCTTGGAGCCAGCCTGGGCACCGTCCTGTAGGGGTAGGGTGTCGAGCCGAATGGACTGTTGGCTTGCGTCACAGGCCAAGTAACAGCTGTTACGCTAACATTGAAACGTGCCACTGACGCAGTTCAGACAGCGGTTTCTTGTTGTCTGCAAGAATCTGGTCTGGCCTAATGAGTACATGAAGTCGCGCAACGAAACCCGGTCTTGGCGGAAGTCGAACGAGCACGTGGCGGTCATGCTGATGACTCGACCAGTGCGCACGGACGCAGGCCGCAAGGTCCGAGACGCAGTGCTGGCCCGCATCGAAATCAGCATGGCCATAGAAGATGCGCTACGGGGCTAAATAAGCGCGTCAGACGTCCGTACAATCAAGCAACGCATCAGCACACGGAGCACGCACCATGGCAAAGATTGTCTACTACGTGGAAACCCAGCGCACTGACTCCAACATCGTCAACACTGTCCCGTGTGAGTCCGGTGCAGTGGCAGAGGCCTACGCGCGCATACAGCGCAAAGCTGGTCGCATATGCACTGTCAAGGTTATGCGCAAGTTTGTCTGACCATCTAGACCCGCCTGGAAATGACCAGGGCGGGTCATTTCGTTTCTGATGCATCGATGTTTGAATATCCAAGTGGCCGGACGAAACGAAGCTGGACAAGCGAACTAGCAGCAAGTAGACTGGCACCACATCACGCAAGCACTCAAGGCACACGGAGCACACGCAAATGTCCATCTATCCCATGTCCGCGAAACGGCTTATTGTTCGGCTAGGCAGCTACGTCCTGGTTGTCACCCCAACGGCCATTGCACTGCAGACGCTGGCATCGTTCGAGCGTCAGTTCTGTTTGTGAGCCGTTGACAGCCTTCTAGGACCACTAGACGATGCCAGGTATACCCAGGGGGGCGCGTACGGCCCGACGACAAACCGACGATGCACGCAACATGCACACGGAGCACAGACCATGTTCAGAACAAACTACTCACTGGTGACGGCCGCGCTGCTGGCCGTCGTGGCAGTCAGCCAGGCGGCCCATGCAGACGACCGAAAGCCACGGCAAGCGGAACGTACCAGCCAGCGTTCGGAGCGTCGCCAGCGTGGCGCCACGGTCCACTGCACAGGCAACGCCAGCGCACGGGACTGTTGGGTGTACGGTCGTGATTCGCGCCGACACGTTCGGCGCTGCGTCCAGACAAACGACGGTCTGATGTGCTTCTAGTGGACTATAGGTATTGACGTCGGGTGCCGTTCCCGGCGATGATTATCTCATGAGCAAGCGAGCACAGATTGAACGGAGCCTTGAACGTCTACGGGTTGCCTTCTCGGAGGTACTACAGGCAAAGGAGGCCGCTAGGGCCGCAGGGTGGCAGGCGATGGTTGATATCCACCAGACGTCACTAGTGCAGCTGGAGGCGAGAATCGACAGACAGACCGAACGCCTACAGAGCTGCTGATTCTGGAGATGGCCACTCAGTGGCCCCACCCAGGCTCACCAGCCGAAGGAGCAAGCACATGGCACACAATCAATACAGCCTGCAGACAGTCGACAGGCGCGGTGCTGCATACCGTACCGTCCAGACGGCCAACTCTCTGGAGAGCCTGGCCTGGGCGTGGGGGCAACACGTTAGCGCCAACGGCCCGCGCGGCGTTCGCATCTTGGGCCCTGATGGCAGGGTGCTGCTACGGGCCGCTAGACGTCAGTGACAACGGGACCGCTAGGTCCGCTAGAGGGGGGTGTATAGGGGATGCCTACTCTATGGGCAGGTCCTGTCTATGCACCAGGGGGGGCAACCCCCACCTGCAAGCCGGCTTGTAATCACTTGTAATATGCAAGTGACTACCCCGCAGCACAGCAGCGCACAACGTACACCAACCACCGCTAGTTAACATAATCGATGTTCTACGAAGCGTTCACGGTGCGCCAGCGCACGCTTTACAGGGCTAAACAGCGCGCCTGTGGGGTGCATGGCTAGCCCGCTGGTGTGTGCGATTCACAACTTGTAAACGGCACGCTCGTTGCCGATGCACGCTCCGTGCCAGGCCCACCGGGGTACCCTGATTCTCGTTCTCAGCGGGGTGGGCTGCCACCCAGCAGGCTAGGAAATATTTTTGCGATTTCGAGGACCCCCGCTGGCTAGGAAATATTTTTGTGATCTCGAGGACCCCCAGCGAGCTAGGAGGAAATCTACTTCGCCGTCATCAGGGCTTGCTTCGCTAGCGCGATTCGTTGTATGCTCGCCGGTTTGACTGCAGTCCACCTTGCGGGCAAACTTCGGACGGCTGGGCTCCTGTGCGGTCTAGGAAGGCGATGCAACGGCTTGAAGCTACCACCCTAGCGGGTGGGTGATTCAAACGCCTAGAGGGTGCCTTTGCGTCGACCCACGGAGCGTTAGCGGAGGTGGGTCGTGCATATACCGGTGGCGGTCCTGCTGGTCGCTTCGTCGCTACGCTCCGTGCGCTCCCTGGTGTGTTCGTTGGGGCTAGCGTGCGGGAGCCATACAGCAATGCAGCTTGCGGGTCGTCTACAAGGCGGTTGGTGGGGTGTCCCAGAAGCAATCCCCGGAGCGCCGCTTTGGGCGCGACTGACGGCCTTGGCTTTGACTGCTCTTGTTCGCCCCCTTGTCTCCCCCATATAGAGCATGTGATTTTGACATTTCCCTTGGCACGATTTGCACTCTACGAGACGCTGTCTATTTTATTTGATTTCGGTCCTAGAAGAAACGGAACCTCGCCAAAAACACCATCGGACCCGGTCCAGACCGTTTTTGTTTAGCCGAAAATGCCCCGTTGATGTACCGTTCTCGCAGGAGGTTCCAGTGCCCAAAAGAGTCCCTACAGAGAGCAGCATCTTGGCCCGCTACCGCAAGGAGCAGGACGCCCTTGTCAAGCTCATTGCTCGCGGAGGCAATAGCAGAGCGCCGAAGCTGCGGGGTGCGCTGGAGCCGCTTCGTTTGGCGGTTCGTGTGTACACTCAGCAACTGGCCACCCTGGAACGGATCGCTGGTTATGTGGATGCGGGGCTAGGGCAGACGAAAACGCTCCACAAGCATGAAATCAAGCGCACCGTCAAGGCTCTCAGGCTGCAGCAGGCGCTGTTGACGGCTGACCGCTACCTGAACCCCGTGACCAACACCCAGAAGCTCCGCCTACGAGAGGCCGAGTCGACCCCCGAGCTAGAGGAGCTAAGGGCCACGGCCCTACAGGCTCGCGAGCTTCTGGGGCGCCATGAGAGCGTCGACCGCGAGGCATTGGCGTTCGTGCAAGTCGCAGCCAAACGCATCCAGCCTGGCCGCAATCTGCGCCCGTGGTCCACAGAAGAAGACGCGATGGTTGTGGCGGGCTGCCTTGAGATCGAGGGGCGCACCTACAACGCCATCCTGACGCGCCGGTCCAGGCTCGGGGCCCCACGACGGGCGGAGGACCGGCGCCTGCAGCGTCGCGCGAGTGCAGTGGTGCTTTTGGCTACCCCCGAGAATGACACCTCGCGTCAGCTGATGCTTCCGTTCGCGTCGTGATTTTCTCGGTTGACGCGTGCTACTGACCCGTCTTAGGTTGGGGCTAGCAACCCCACTCCCTAGCCTAGGAGCACGCATGCACTTGTCGGCGAACACGCGAACGCTGCTGGAAGCCTTGCGAAAAGACCTGCAGGAACTGGACGCCGCGGCGGCGAAAACGCACCGCGGACGTGGGCCGTCACCCGAAGCCGTGCTGGAGCGACTGCTCAAAACTCAGCAGGACTATCACCACCAGCTCGGCATTGTTGATCAAGCACGCGAGCGCATAAACCTGGGTGTGCTGCAGCCCGCCGCGATTGACCGGCCGCTCATCAAGAAAGCCTCGTTGCGGGTGCGCCTGCAGCACGCCGTTTTGGTGGCTAAGCGCTATCTGGAGCCCGAGACCGCAGCAGGCGAGGCTCGACTGCACCAGGACACCAAGGCGGCCCCCGTGGTGGTCTCACGCGCGCGGAATCAGCTGGTGATTGCCCAGGTGCTGTTGGCCGGCTCCGTCAGCGCAGTAGAGGAGGACGTGCTGCAGCAGCTGGCCCACCAGGCCCGCACCACCCGTCCGAGTCGCTCGATGCTCCCGTGGACGCCCGATGAGGACCAGCTGCTGTTGGACGGGGCCACCGATATCCAGGGCCGCAGCCCCAGCGCTATCCAGGCGCGGCGGTCCCGGCTGGCCGGCAAGGGGTACTACCAGCACCAGGACGAGCTGACCGGAGAGCACCTGGTGACGGTGCCCGCCAAAAAGAGGCAATCCTCACGCGCGTAGAGTACGGCCGCACCCGCAATGTCGTAACGAGCGTATTCCCTACGCGCGTGCGTGTCACCGCCGCGAGCCAATAGGCTGGTTGCGGCCGGTATCCCGTGTCATTCTGGGGGCATGGCGTACAACCGGAAGATCGAGCCCTGGATGATCCCTGCGACCGCGGCCCTGGCCGAGCGTGGGGCCACCTACGCGCTGGTGGCGGGCACTCTGAAAATCACCGCGCACACCCTCAGGCGCTGGTTGGAGGAGGGACGGTCAGACAACTGCACCGACCACCTGAAGGAGGAGCTGGCCGAGGCGTTCGACTCCGGGCGCGCGCGAGCAATCGAGGAGGGCATCGAGGTCTTTCAGGGGCACATCCGAAACGACTGGAGGGCAGCAGACGCGTGGATGAAGATGCTGGACCGTGAGTCGTTCGATCCTGCCCCGGCGAACAAGAAGGTGGACGTCAACATCAATCTGAACAAGCCGCTGGACCTGAGCCATGCGACTCAAGAGGAACTTGACGCTCTGGAGGCGGCCGAACAAGTCAAGGCCCGACTAGCCTCAGGTGAGACTCGTAAGGTGTTGCGGGGATGACCAATCGACGTCTGAGACTGGCGGCGGCCACCCGAGCCAAGATATCTCAGTCCCTGACAGGGCACTCCACTAGTGAGGAGACTCGCGCCAAGATCTCCCAGTCTCTAAAGGGGCGCCCCAAGTCAGCTGAGACGCGAGCGAAAATGAGCGCTGCTCACAGCCGCCCCTCGTTGGATCCGATCCAGGCGTGCCGCGCTAGCGTCAGGGAACGGCATCGTGCCGTACGCGCCCGTAGGTACGCTCAGTGGCAGCGCGACCTAGATGAGGCGTGGAAGCTCTCCAAGGCGTTGTTTTTAGACGTACTAGCCTCCAAGGGGTGGTATCGATACCGACGTCTGAAGGACGTCACGGGCAAAGTTAGTCACGGGTGGGGGGCACCGACCCAGAAGACGGTTCACCTGGCACCTGTCAACGCTACCCCCTAGACTGACGGCATGAGCGACCCGTTGTACCAGGTTGGCCAATCAGTGCGTTACGACCCGTGCGGAGAGGGTGAGCGCGTCGGTGTGATCATGCGCGTAGACGCCGAGGACTTGTTCACATACGAGATCACGGACCCGTTCGCCGACCGCGAGTCCGACTGCTGGCCCGTTCGGGACGACGAGATTCTGGGCACAGAGGCCCACTGATGGCCAACCCCGAGCTGGACAGGGAGCAGATTCGCCGCCGAGGGTTGCTGGAGTTTGTTCGGCGGGGCTGGCACATGGTGGAGTCGTGCCAGTTCGTGGAGGAGCCGCACATCGGCCTGGTGTGCCGGCACCTGGAGGCGTGCGCCTACTACGCTACGGCTTCGCTGCAGCGGGACGAGCAACCGTGGATGTCCACCAAGACGTCCATGCACGCGCTGACCGGCGAGACGGAGCCACTGGCGGGCATCTCTGACCTGGTGATCGCCATCCCGCCCGGCATGTCCAAGTCAGTCACGGCGATGGTGTTCTTCCCCGCCTGGGTCTGGTCGTGGTGCCCCCAAGCGAAGCTGATCACAACCTCGTACTCGGAGGGCCTGGCCACGCGCGACGCTAAGCGGGCGTTCGAGCTGATGACCTCGGAGTGGTACCAGCAGCGCTGGCCGCATGTTCAGATCGACGGCGGCGAACGCGCCAGCATGCAGTATTACGTCAACTCGTCCAAGGGGTCCCGCTATAGCGTCCAGATGGGCGGCGGTGTGACGGGGCGACACGCCCACATCCTGGTGGCCGACGACCCGATCAAGCCCCAGGACATCCAGCTGGGGGGCGACTCGGCCCGTGAAGCGCTGGAGAAGACCCGCGAAAAGTGGGACAATGTCTTCTCCAGCCGCTCGGCCGACCCCGCGACGTTCTGTCGCATCGTGATCGCCCAGCGACTGCACATGGAGGACCTGAGCGGGCACTGCATCAAGCGTGGTGCCGTGCACCTGCGGCTGCCTATGCTGTTCGAGGCCCACGACTCGTACGAGTCCGAGTGGGGCTCCGACTGGCGACGGGCTGACGGCGAGCTGCTGGCGCCAAAGCGCTTCCCTGACCATGTCGTGGACATGCGCCGGACCATCACCGACGCTCGCGACTGGGCCGCCCAGTATCAGCAGCGCCCCTCCCCCGAGGACGGCTCCATCTTTGAGCGGTCGTGGTTCGAGCACCGGTACCGCGAACTGCCCAAGAACCTGCAGCTGACTCTCAGCATCGACTCGTCGCTCAAGGAGTCGAAACGGGCGGACTACACGGTGCTCCAGGTATGGGGAAAGCTCAACGCGTCGAGTTACTATCTGGTGGATCAGGTGCGAGCCCGTATGGGGTTCTCGGACCAGGTGATTGCCGCCATCGCGATGCGCTCCAAGTGGCCCACGCTGAAAAACACACTGATCGAGGCCAAGGCCAACGGCGTCGCAATCATCAACACACTGCGACAGCGCGTACCCGGCGTGGTGCCCGTCGAGCCGCTGGACGGCAAGGAGGCGCGAGCGCGAGCGTCCACGTGGCTGTGGCGGGCGGGCAACGTGCACCTGCCCCACAAGGACATCGCCTCGTGGGTCGACGAGTTCATCGAGGAGCACGTCGTTTTCCCCGTCGGCGGGCACGATGACTGCGTCGACTGTGGTTCACAGTACCTGAACTTCGCGTCGGCTCGGGATCGAGCCTCGCTGTTCGGCCAGGCAATGACTAACGCCCGCAAAGGGTACTCGTTTCGCTGACGAGCTACACTAGGACCATGGCCATCACCAGGGACTCCGTAACGCGTGCGCTGGCGGCGCTCACCAAGAAGCTCCGCGTGCAAGAGTTCGCCGACGGCCTGGTGAATACCACTACGGGTATCGGCACCGCCCGGTCCAAGGTGGAGCATGCGGTCTATGAGCGTGCGGCGCTGCTCACGACGGAGGAGCTGGAGACTCTCTTCCAGGACAACGACCTGGCCCGCAAGATCGTGGCCAAGCCCGTCGAGGACGCGCTACGAGCGGGGTTCACGCTGAAGCGGGTGGACGGCTCGCCGGGCGATGACCAGGACCAGGCCAAGCAGATCCTGGACCTGTACAAGAAGCTGACTTGGGACAACCACACCGGCCGCTCCAAGGTCACGCGAGCGGCCACGTTCGCCCGCCTGATGGGCGGTGCGGGCCTCATCGTCGGGGCCACCTCCTCCCCCCGCAGTGCGCTAAGCCAGCCACTGGTCGAGGAGGACGTGGAGAACGTCGAGCTATTGACGGTGTGGGACCGCCAGGACACGGTCAGCCACACCTGGTACCCCGACGGCCGGGTTCAGACGTTCATGTGGACCCGCCCACCGACGGGCGGGGGCGCCCCCCAGGTGCCGCGTGAGGTGCACGAGTCCAGGCTGCTGTGGTTCCCCGGCGCAGTGACCACCGACCGTCGCCGAGCTGAAAATCAAGGCTGGGACCACTCCGTGCTGCAGGCGGTGTTCGCCACGCTGAAGTCGTTCGACAGCATGTTCAAGAGCACGGACGCGCTGTTCGCCGACGCCTCCCAAGCGGTCTTCCGCCTGCAGGGATTGATCCAGTCGCTGGCCGAGGCCGACGGCACCGGCACCACGAACGTGATGACTCGCCTGAGCCTGATGGACCTGACGCGGTCCGTCGCCAAAGCCATCATGCTGGACGCGGGCGACGAGACCGGAGCCGGCAAAGAAGAGTTCGAGGTGGTCGAGCGGCCCATGCTCGGGTCCATCGACGGCACCATGCAGCAGTATTACATCCGCCTAGCGTGTGCGGCGGGTATGCCGCTGACGGTGCTACTCGGGATGTCGCCCAGTGGCATGGATGCGACCGGCGAGTCTGACCTAGTGCTGTACTACAACACCGTCGACGTGTACCGTAAGGAAGTCCTGGAGCCTCAGATCCTGCGCCTCGTGCGCATGCTGGCCCGCACCGTCGGCGACGAGTCGCCCGAGACGTGGGAGCTGTGCTGGCCCGAGCTTCAGCGCCCCAAGCCGCTTGATGTGGCCACCGAGGAGAAGATGCGCATGGACTGCGCAGTGGCAGCCATCGCCGCTCAGGTCGTGCTGCCTGAAGAGGTGGCGCTGTCGATGACCAACATCGCCCCGTCGCTGGGTCTGACGATGGACCTCGAGGCTCGCAAGGCCGCTCTCAAGGCGGGTCTGGAAGAGGTCAAGGCCCGCGAGGTAGGTATGGGCCAGGCCGAGGCACAAGCCAAGATCGAGGCGAAGCACGCCCCCAAGCCGACCGCTGTCCCCGCCACCAAGACCTCAGCTCGCAAATCCAAAGCGTCCACTGCTGGCCGTCAGACGTGACCTAGGGTAAACCTATGGGATGAAGCGCCCGCTGAAGAAGTTCCCGCTGGTGACCTGGTTCGTGTGCCCCGGCGAGGAGTCGTGGGACTTCGTGCGCACGGAGCACGTGGGCTCGCTGACCACTGCGCTGGCTCTCCGCATGGCGGACAAGTTCGGCGCGCCCGTAGCGGAGCGCAAGTTCCGTGGCCGCGCGTAAGCGCGTCTCGCTAGCCGAGGCGTACGAACAGTCACGGGCGGTGTCGGGCCGTCGACGACCACAGCAGGAGCGTCAGACGCGAGCCGAGCTGGATAAGCGCGCCCCGCGCGCGCCTGATGCCATCGAGCGGGCATACCTAGCGCAGATGGAGGTGTACCAGCGCAAGGTCGAGCGCGCAGTGGCCCAGGCTCTGAAGTCGACACCCCCCGACTTCGACGGCTTGCAGAAGAAGCTCGACGGCATGGCGTTTGACCACATTCGGCGGCTCGGCATCATGGGTAGGCGGATCAACGCGCACGCCCGCCGCCAGGTTAGTGGCCTGCTGGGGGTGGATCTGCCCGCGCTGGGCCCTGTAGACGATCTGGTGGTGGATGCGTTCATGCGCCGCAACCTGGAGCTGCTACTCCGAGCCGGGCGTGATTTGGTAAGTCGCGCCCGCACGAAGATGGCACAGTTCTCCAAACCCGAGACCCAGCAGCGCCACATCACACGGCTGGGCAAGCGGTTTGGTTGGCGTTGGCGGCTGATTGCCCAGGACCAGGTGGCTCGGTTCGAGTCCGAGGTCATCCAGAACTGGGCGCTGGAAGCGGGTCAAGACGGCTACTACTGGGTCACGTGCAGGGATGACCGAGTACGGCCCGGCCACGCTGCGCTGGAGGGGCGTTTCGTGCTGTGGAGCCAGCCACCGTCTACGGGTGCGCGGGAAGGCCACAACCACGCGGGTAGAAGTATAAGATGTCGTTGCAGGCCTGCCTTGGTTCCCTCGTGCTAGGCTGACCGTATGCCAGCGATCAAGGGCCGCAGTGGCGGCGCGCAAAAGGGCTCTGTCAGCACGACGGAAGTTGTCATGGACCTGACCGCGCTGGCCGGCATGCGGTGCAAGATCTGGTCTGACGACGACGACCTGCTCTTTAGCTTCAGCTCCACCAACGCGACGGGGTTGGTGTCTCTGACCGCCGACCAGGCGGCCAGCGCGACGGCGCTGGTGGCGGACCGCAGCCCGCTCGGGTTGGGGGCCATCCGGTTGGTGTCCGCCCGCTACCCGTACATGGTGGTGCGGCACGCTTCGCTGACGGGTACCGTGCGCGTCAAGCCGGTGGCGGACGCAGACGGCAGTGAGTGACCATGTACCCCTGGGACGAGTTGCCGCTGGTTGAGGACTCCGAGTTCCCGACCACTGAGTTCACGCGTGAGGTGATGGAGGCGTTGGCCAAGCTGGGGCCGCGGTTCCAGATCCCTGCCATCACCAACTTCAGCGCGGCGAACTACTACGCGACGCAGGTCGGCGGCGGAGAACCAGGACAGGCGAGCGGCGGGTTCGGGGCGGTGGCGCTGTTTCGCGTCGATGCGCTCGGGACGACGGGCCGCACTATCGTCGCGCGCAGCAACAACAGTAACGCCGGCTGGATGATCTACATCGGCACGACGAACCTTTTGCGATTCTACGTCGCGAATGGGTCCGGTGCGTTCGTGTCGAGTGCCACGTACCAGCTCACTGCGAGCGATGTCGGCAAGATCTTGTGTTTCACCGGTCTCGACACCGGCAGCGCAGTCCGCGGCTACGCCGGCCGGGCCACCTCGCTCGGTGCAGACGTTGCGCGTACCGGCTACACGCCGCACACGGGCGCCACGACGCTCGGCGTCGTGAATGCGAACACTGACCCGGCGACGAGTCTCTCGCTCATCTCCGAACTCACGTTCCGCGGTGCGCCGACGCAGCAACAACTCGAGGGCTTCTACGACCGCGCGCGGGTGCTCGGCGATCTGCCAACCACGATGGACGGCACCACGGTCACGCACAGTTGGCCTGACAAGTCGCTACTCAAGTCCCTCGTCGCGCCCGCGTCG